AGGTCAATACGCATCTTCTCACCTTCACTAAAGGACGCATAGGTGAACTCATCTCTATATCTAGATTTGATCGTTTCCTCAAAGTTCTCATTCAACGTGAAGTTCACATAAAACTCCATAGAGGTAAGATAAGTGTTTATAAGTTTGTTCATGATAGGTAGATACTGTTTAATAATCTTTGTCTTGATTCCAGTGTCCATCAACATAGCACGAGCAGCCTCTGCGTAAGATTGATCTTCTTGTAAGTTTATTTTTTGTTCATTGTATGACTTCAAAGATTTTTTGAGTTTAGTTAGTTTACTCATATCTTCTTTACTAAGTTCACCAGATTCTAACTCATCAATTTCTGATTGTAGAGTTTTATTAAACTTCTCAAGCTCTTTGATAGAGTAACTTAGTTTTCCTATTTCAGCATCATTCTCTCGTATCATTTTAAGATAATCATTGATAGCTTTTTGTAAATCTTCAGAGTTTTTAAGTTGTTCGTTTAAATCTTTAACACCTTTATCAAACTTATCATATTCAGACTTCTTTGTTACAATCATATTTTCTTTAAATGTCTCATCAATATGTTGCTCACAAGTAGGACAATCATCATTATTTTCAAAGAAATTTACATACTTTTTTATAGCAGAACGCTTTTCTTTTAGAGTTGCATCAAGGCCTTTTAGTTTCTGAACCTTCTTAGTATTCTCATCAGAGTTAGAAGTATTCAAACTTAAAGATTCATTAGACTTTTTTAGTTCATCAATCTTACTTTGTCTACCATACACCTCTTCTTCATTACCACTAATGAGAGTAGCTTTTTCTGTAATAAGTTTAGTTTTATTTTTCTTTATATCTGCGATATACTTGTTCTGTAAATCTATCTTTTCAGATGTTAAATCTAAATTATAAGTTACATCTCTTTGATCTTCTGTAATACCTTTTAGTTTTTGTTTAAGAAGCATATTCATCAGAGAGAATATCTGAATATCTAAAATCTCCTCAACTACCTCTCTACGATGACGAGACTTCAATTGCATAAACGGAATAAACGTAGAACTACCTAGAATAACAACTTGTGTGAAACTACGATAGTTGAGTTTCAGTATTTGTTGCTCTAAATATTTCTGATAATCTCTGGAGTTGGCATCTTGATTATACATCTTACCATTGATATAGATTTCAAAGGTATTTGGTTTTATGCCACGAATTACCTTGAATGTTTTTGTACCAATCTTAAAACCAACTTCAACCTCACAACTACCACCATTTACAGTATTAACTAATTGGGGTTTATTAATATTGCGAAAGGGTTTACCAAACAAACCAAAACACAGTGCGTCAAGAACTGTGGACTTACCAGAGCCGTTCTCTCCTATGATGAGTGTTGTTGGGTTTCTGTCTAGTTGTATTTCGGTAAACTGATTGCCGGTACTTAAAAAATTACGAAACTTCACATATTTAAAAATTATCAATTATAGCTCCAAATCCTGTGCCTCATTATATAAAGACTTCATCGTGTTCTTGAGTCTCTTTTTATCTAGTGATACATCTAACTCATCAATATATCTCTCAAGTAGTGTCATTGTATCTTCTGTATTTTCTACAATTTCATCTGATACATTACTTGCATCTAACTCTGAGAAATCCTCAATGATCTTCACTTCGTGTGCGTCAGCCATTAGAAGTCTGTCAGTAAACAGATCAAACTGATACAAGTCTTTCTTATTTACCACTATGAGTTTTACATACTTCTCTTTGTACTTGGATACATCATGCTTACTATAATCGTGTTCTGTATCATCATAGTAAATCTTCTCAAACAGCGTGTAAGGATTTACAATACGCTCAAGTTCTCTTGTACCAGTATCAAAGATATGAAAACCTTTAGGGTCTTGAAAATCATTCCAGAACAATTCATAAGGTGTACCAAGATAAAAGATTTGGCCATCATCTGACTTGTGATGAAAGTGTCCACTGAATACTGTTTCAAATCTACGAAATAGTTTCTTCTCAAACTTACCCTCTGATTTATGTCCTTTATACATTTCAAAACCACTAACCTCAAGATGACCCATAAGAATATCTGCATTTGCAGTATTCAGAGCATCCATTGAAATTTCATAGTTGTTTGAGTTAATCCAAGGCATAAACAAAATAGGTGTGTCATCAAACTCTACAACCTCTGGACCTGTGTAGATTTTAAATCTATCAGAACCAACAAGCTCTTCCATAGAGTTTACTTCATTTGTATTCTTATAATAAGTATCGTGATTACCAATTATAATGTGAAGATCAATACCCATCTCTTTGAAACGATTAATAAATCTCTCACGAAAATCATTTGCAATTCTATAACTGATATACTTACGCCGATCTACAACATCGCCCATGTGAACACAAGTTGTAATACCTCTTTCTTTTAGAGTCGGAAAAAATATATTGTCATAGAACTTAAAGAAATATTCATTAAAGTTGAGGTTATCATTTCTAGCTCCGAAATGTGAATCGGTAATAATGGCTACTTTCAAGTATCTGTCTCCATAAATTTCTCCAAACCTTTTGCTGGTTTAGTCTCTTTCTTTTTAGGTTTATATACATCCTCATCTGGAAGCATTACTATAGGATCAAAACCTGATACAGTGTAGCCTGTATCATCACCATCCATAACTGTCCAAGACTCAAAACTACCCGTTTCAATTATTTTATTTCTTACGTGCGTTTGTTTTTTCTCTTTTTGTATTCTACGCAAAAATGCATAGTAAATTATTTGTGTAAAATATGCAAAGGGGTTCTGTGATTTTTCTGGATTAAAGTTTTTTACATATTGTAAACAGTTTTCAATACCATCTGAAATCATCTCATCTCTGTAAGTATAATTAATAAAGTTTGGTCTATAAGATAAGTGTGTAGCTATTTTAAGAAAACATTCACCAATATAATCTGTTACTGGTGGAATGTTTTCTTCATCTGGCCATGTTTCTCGCCAGTCGATCATTGCTTGCAGAAACTTTTTATTATCTACGTAATGTGGCTTTTGCTTTTTGTTTTTCTTCATAAGGTACTCCCAATATATTTATTCACTATACTATACTGAGGACCATATGTCAATTCCCTTTGGGGTCTTGACAAATATAAATTTATGTGTATAATAGGTTATGTGGAACCGTTAATGAATAAGTTTGCTTGGTAACTCTTCTTCTTCTAAGAGTTCATCATATATTTCATCATTAGTATAATCATCTAATTCTTTAACTTTTTTTTCAGTAACAACTTTATCATAATCATTACCTATTCTTCTAAGTATATACTCATAATATCTAGCAAGGCCAGGCGATGCTTCAGCAGATGTTACCACTGATATTGCAGGGACAGTAAAGTATTTTTGTTCTGAAAATGGTTGAAACCATGGCGATAAGCTTAAACCTTCACGAACACCTTGCGAGCTCATTTCTCTGGTATGAGTCATAAGTAGTGGATTTTGTATTTCATAAACACGTTGTGGCAATTCTGCCTCTACATTATATTGTTCAAAATCCACTTCACAGATTATCTCTTCTCCGTTAGCTAATTTAAAAACTGTATATGAAATATCATTCATTTAATTTTTACCTTACTAATTTTTTGTTCCTTTATATTTATGGTATTCTACAAAGGGAGATACAAAAATTAGTTTTCTTTTTTCCCAAGCTTTTCTCATTTTTGCTTTTGTCTCATCACTATTTAATTTTTACCTTACTAATTTCGTAATTAAATTCTTCTTCGTTGTATATGTTAATTCTTTCAAAGAAATGGTTTAAAGTAAAATTGCGCCTTTCTTTATAAGAAACATCGTCTGCAATATCAAATATTAAAATGGAATCTTTAGTTGATGATGTACGCAATCCTCGGCCAATAGACTGCAAGACTCGTATTTTTGATTTAGATGGACTTGCGAGCACGATGTTGTTAATGTTACGAATGTTAATACCAGTACTAAAAGTACCATAGCTCGCAATAGTTGTGGAATTTTTATGGCCCTCAACCAATCCACGAATTTCTTCCCTTTGTTGTGTATCTGTTCCACCATATACAAAATAAACATTTTCACTTCCTTTCATTCCCTCATATAAAATTTTACCATGCTTTTCCACTAATTGAAATAAACATAGAGTGTTCCCACTAATAGTATTGCACAAATCCAAAATAAATTTATTCCTAGATTCTTTAGAAACAAGGTAGTCCAATTCTTCAGCATAGGTCATCCTTTCTTTTTTAATTGGATGTTTTAATACAATACATTTTATTTTCAAGTTAGCAAGAGTATTTTTATCTATAAGTTCTTTTGTACTAACAACTTTTTCAACTGCACCAAATAGTCCCTCTAGTACAAGCTTATGCGTCTGTGACCCATCTAGCGTCCCTGTAAGACCGAATCTATACTTACATTGGTGTAACTTAGTCATTATACCAGTAAGGGACTTTGCCTTAAACATATGGGCTTCATCACCTATCACACAACCAAACTGTTCAAAATATTTTTTAGGCATCTTATAAACAGATTGCCAAGTAGATATCACTACATCTTTTTCTATTTTTGTTGTGTATCCCTGATACACTTTCTGACAATATGTACCAGAACTCCATCCATAGTCCTCAAAGTCTGTATACATTTGTTCGACAAGAGATGTGGTAGGAACAAGAATTAAAGTTCTATGTCCAGCCATCTGATAGTATCGAACTAATGCATATATTATAAGTGACTTACCACTAGCAGTAGGA